TGTAGTTACCACGGAGAGCAGTAGCCATGACCGTGTTCAATAGGAGCCGCGATCGCTTCAACGAACCTGAGGAACAAGGATCCTATACGGACCTTGTAACTCACGTTGAACATAAGCAGTCCATTACTTCGGACTGGTATGATCATTGCGATGATGTGATCGGCGACTATGGACGCGACCATGACTTAAACGTATGGCATCATAACTCTGTTATATGCCGTATCTCAGGTGCCGGCTACTATTATGAGTATAACCGATTTGGTGTTACTCATAATCCTGTATCGGATCTTGGATCCTTTAGGAACACTGGGGCTGTTGCGCAGGATGCTGCGGCGAGAACTAATCCCTCTCGTCCGCATGTCAACCTACCCAACTACCTCTTTGAACTCCGGGACACAGCTGAGCTGCTCTATATTGCGGGACGTAATCTGATTCAGAAATCTGCATCATATTACCTTTCATACCAGTTTGGTTGGAAGCCGCTTATTCAAGATGTTTTGGCTTTCTTAACTCTTCATGATGCTGCAGAACGCAGATCTGATGAATTAAGACGCCTTTCATCTTCCCGTGGGCTCAGGCGTAGGGTTGACCTCGGTCATGATACATTCGAGTCAAGTGGCTCTCGCGAGCAGCTTGAATCGTTCCTGTTCGGTATGTGGGGAACCCCGCATATCGAGACGGATATTCATTACTGGGCTGTCTGCGATTGGCGTCCAAGTACATGGTACGAAGGACTTACAAACGCAGAGAAGTCTCAACAAATGAGACGTCAACTTATTGGTATTGACTCATCTCAGATTCTCCTCGAAGTATGGGAGAGTCTGCCATGGTCCTGGCTTTTTGATTGGTGTTCAGATATTAGCGGTTGGATGATCGCTAATAATAACTCTGTCGCCCATCTTAGCCATGCTGTTCTCGTAATGGTGGAACAGAAAACCAAACGTAAGTGGAAAGATCTTTCGTTTTCTGGATTCCCAAATGGGAAACCTGAAGCGATCGATCCCACTAACCCTGAGCAAGTCAGTCATCGTAAGTTTAGACGACTTGCGTATCCGACTTTGACCGCAACAATCCCCTTCCTTACTGGAAGGCAACTGTCGATCTTGGGCTCACTCGCAGTCACAAGATTGCGATTGAATCTTTAACCCAAGAAAGGAAGCAGCAATGCTTGGTGATACCTTTACGATTACCCTCGGAGGCTCCGGGGGTACCGAAAAAGTTCTTCCGAAGATTAACCAGGATGGTTATTCGGCCGAATACATTCTTCGCGAATCCACACAGGAATTCGCGGCGAAGGTTTCGCATTCGAAGAAGTCCGGGCGTGATCGCCACTATGTGGAGATCAAGCAGACGGTCTTCGCGACTGCGAATGACGACGAATACGTTTACACGTGTTCCGACGTTATTTTGGCCGATCCTACGGGCGACGCTACTGTTGCAGACGATCTTCAGCAAGCGCTGAATTACGTCCTTGACAGTACGACCGTCACGAAGGTCCTCGGTTGGGAATCTTGATTCCCGACTGAGCAGTGATGACTCACTGTTCGGAATAGCCAAGCTTGAAGATCATTTCGTAACTCAAGGAGTCACTAATGATGAAAAGCTTGACAAACCTGCTGCATAAGGCAATCGTTGGTATCCTTCTGGATGCCAAAGATACCTTCCCTACTATCCATCATGAGATTGATCGAGACTTATCTCGATTCTCCTCTTTGGTGAATACGCGGGGGCTTCCAGTGTTTACACTGGATCTTCCCGCTCTCGGGAAGCACTTCGATAAGTGCTTATCCGAGGGCACGTACACGAAGCCTGACCTTCCCTTATCTGGGACGATCAAGCATTCGGTACCTATCCCTAAACTACTTCAGGGGTTGGTACTACGTGTATTCACTATTGATGGCATACTTCGGGATCAACCGTGTATCAATGCTATTGCCTTTTTGAGACAGCTATATGCTATCGGCAAAAAGGTTCGCATTGATTGCGAACAAAGGAGGGTATATGATACCATTTCTTCGTTCTATACGGTGGACTCGTGTCTTCCGGATCCTACTCTCTCTTGGAGAGGAACATCCGAGGACACGATACGTTCTGTTAGCGATAGTCTTACTTTCGCTAATTACCGCTTTGGCGGGCTGCTCGGACCTCGATTGGTCCGTAGACAGCAACGTACATGCCTCGTCCAGAACAAAGTCGAAAGACTGCGTTCCGAACGAGACACTGTCCTGCGACTCTGCCAGCAAGTAGCTGACATTGTCACATGTACAATATCGTGGAAGAGCCGATGTGATTACGGCTTCGACCCGTATTGTTATCTCCCGAAGCATGGACCTGGTGCAGTATCGGACCTTAAGGGATCTGAGTATAAGTACTCATTTCCTAACTGGCCTGATCAGCTAGAGGCTATCTTTCCACAGGCAGACTTCGCGTATGCGAATTATGCCCATTGGGCTGATAGCTGTAATCTCAAGTCATGGAGATTACCTACTTCCAAGCTCGTATGCGTGCCAAAGACCCAGAAGGGTCCTAGGCTTATCGCAGCCGAGCCTACTGCTCACCAATGGTGTCAGCAGGTGATATGGAAGTATCTCGAAGAGGGCTGTAAGCGTCAAGGATCTTGGTTGTATAACTCTGTTCGCTTTCGTGATCAGAGCTACTCTCAAGAGCTTGCGCTTAAAGCAAGCCGTACACAAAGTCATTGGACTGTTGATCTCTCAGCAGCCTCTGATAGAGTTACGACTCGCTTTGTCGAAAGAATGTTTAGGAGTGATCCTAAGCTTCTTGCGGCCCTCATTGCTGTCCGCACTCCGGCTATCCGTCAGGATATCCGAAGTGATTTTCCACAGTTGTATACCCTTAACAAGTATACTACTATGGGATCGGCCTGCACCTTTCCTGTTGAAACTCTGTGCTTTCTTACCGTCACACTAGCATCCATCCTCTATAGTAGGGGACTGGTTGCCAGTGTTGGTAATCTGCGCAAGATTTCGCAGGAGGTACGAGTCTTTGGTGACGATATAATCGTCCCCTCCGACTCGGGGGAAGTTCTAGAAGCACTTTTGCTTCACTTTGATTTCAAAGTGAACCAATCCAAAACGCACCGAAATGGAAGATTTCGGGAAGCGTGTGGGGTGGAGGCATATGATGGTGTAGACGTTACACCAGCATATATCCTGCGTGCTCCTAGTGCCGCTAAACCAGAGTCGATCATCTCAACAGTTGAGGCCTCCAACAATTTCTACCGAAAAGGTTGGTGGCGTACAGCTGAAGTTTTGATGTCGACGGTTGGCAACCGGAGTATTCCGGTTGTGGCTTGCGACTCTGGCG